AGAATCAAAATCAACCTTGTAGTAAATTGAAGTTAGGTCAATTGCAGTAATTGTTACTGTGGCTTTTACTGTAGTTGTGCTTTTAGAAACTAATGTTGCTGTTACCACTGGAGTTTTTGTAAAGGTTGTTGAAAATGGTATTTGACCAGTTTTTGCAACAGTCTTAGTTACTTTTTCAGAATTAACAATATTAATAGTTTGTGCATCAACACTTAAAGAACTTGTTTTAGATGTTGGATAGTTTGAGTTATTAACTTTAATATTTGAATTTCCGTATGTTGCTAATTCAGTATTGATGCTAATTAGTGAACTAACTATATCATAAATGTATTGGGTATCTATTGGTTGCCCATTGCTTGGTAATGAAGGAACTTTTGCCATAATTTAATTATACCACACCTAGAACCTCATATTTGTTACTGTTCCAGCAGTAAGAGGCTGTGTGGAAGTTACCTTTATAGATATAGCACTAGTTCTTGCTGCTACACGAACCACCCCACCATTACCAGTTCCAAGACCAGAGTCAGCGAATATTCTTCTACCAATATATTTATTTCCAAGTGGAAAATCTCCTGCTGGAGATGCAGTTGTAATTGTGATTATTCCTGTATAAAGACCATCAACAGCAACGGTAGAAACAGTTCCTAAAGTTCCATTTGCACCTTGCCAAACACTTTCAACTGGTGTCATAGCAAGAAAAGTAGTTTCACCTTGTGAAAAAATATTATCATATTTTGGAAATGATGATGCAAAAATTGCCATCTGAACATACTGAACAGAAGTATTTAATCTATCAAAAGTTAAACTATCTGATGTTGTTGTTCCTAAAAATTGCCAGTCAGACCAAACAGCAGTATTATCTTTCCAAGAAACATAAATATCATATGTTTTATTTATTTGTAATTCTGTTGGAATTTTCCAAGAACATGTGTATTGTGTATCATATGGAGCAGATGCTCCTGCATCAATTTCTGGTTTACTAATAGATGCACTATATCCAGTTGATGGTTGTGCATAACCATTTGATGGGTGTGGGTCAGCACCTGCTGTTGATACTAATGCTCTAGTGTATGCTGTTAGTCCAGAATAAAGTTCAAGTATTGAAGATGTTTGACCTTTTTCATTTTTAGGAAAATTTACTGTAATGGGTGATGACCAATCTGATACTCTCGAACCATCTTTAGATTTTACTCTATATTTTAAAACATATTTGCCAGTTGATACTAAACCATTTATATCTGATACTGGTATTTTAACTATTTTATTTGTCATGTTATGCCCCAATACCAAGGTCTAATCTAAAATTAACTAAATTGTTAGTATTTGCTTTTTTATTAATTTTATTTAAAGAACTATTATTTACAACTGTATAGGCTGTTAATGCATATAATGGGTTTGCTGTAGTAAGATTTTCATATCTTAAGCCATCAATAGCAATAGCAAAATTATCTGTTGGTGTTCCCGATACCTCAACAGAACAATATACTTTAACAGATGAAACATCTTTCCAATTGAATCCAGTTGTGGTTGTAATACTAGAAATAGGCAAAGAACTTACAATATATCTATTACCATAAGCAACACTTGTATCTGATTTAATAAATGAAGCCCTTGCATAATCCTGACCATTTGAAGATAAAAATTCAAACATTATATTAATTGAATCTATCAAGGTAGATGTAACAGAACTGGCAGCATTTACTAAAGAGAAAGCCAGTCTTAACTCATCTGTTGATGATGCAGTGCTAAGGTCTACCCCAGGATTTTGTAAATTTATATAATCCGATGTTGACGTAAAGGTTGGACTAGTGTAGTCAGACAAGGCTCCTGGAAGAATTAATGCATCCCCAAGTAATCTTGGTTGCTCTTGTCTTATTTTACGATAAGTGTTTGCTTTCCAATAATTATCATCAGAACTTACAAAAATTGGTATAGTTGTTGTAAAAGTTGATGTCATTGAATTAGTATAGGTAATATCGCTATATAATTTATTTGTTGCATCAAAGTATTGCCAATTTTCTGTTTGAGTAAAGTTTAACAATATTCTACTATCTGAATTTGTATATTGATTTGAACCTAAAGAGTATAGTCCTAATTCAGTAATATCATATCTAAAAGCATCTGTTATTTCTGCTGTTAAAGATATTTGTTTTGTATACCCAGTAATATTAAAAAGAGAACTATTTGTAGCATAACCAGCATATGCTACGTTCCAAAGACTTGAACCCCATGAAACAGAAGAATCATATGGTGTTGCTGTAAATTGATTTACTGATGATGTTAATGTAACTGATGTTATAACATATAATCCATTTAGTTGTGGTTGATATAATGGTGAACCTGTTATTACATAAACATCTGTTATATTTACTTTATCTCCAACTGTAAATTGGTTTACTGTTGATAAACTCATAGCAACTGTAATTTGTTTTGCAGCAGTTATTGTTATTGAGGTTCCTTGAATAACTTGTTTATCAACAATATATGAACGAGATGTAATTGGGAATCTTGCCATTTCAAAATCTAGATTTGTTTTTTCTGAAAACTTTTTAGATTTTAAACTACCAATAACCTTAATATTTGTTAGACCACTTCCTGCAGTCATAGTGGCAGTAGAATTTATAGTTATTTGTGTTGGACTGTTTATAGAAACTACTGTAACTGTTCCGCTTCCAAGACTTCCTGATGATGTAGAAGTTGCAGTAATAACATCATTTATATCTAAATAATTTAATCCATCGGACATTGTTAGTGTTGCACTATAAATACCATTGGAAGACGTTACTGTGCCAACCGAACCAGAAGATGCAACTAAAATTCCAGTTTCGTCAGATAGTGGTCGTGCTCCACAGCCAATAGCAATATGAGAGGCATAGGAACTAGCCTGTCCAACTAAATATTTAGAAATAATCTCTATTCCAGAACTTGTAATCATAATTTTACCTAACTATATTGTATCACTAAAGACACTATTATATGAAATAAATTCAATTTCAACCTCTTCATCATCTTGAATATCTTGTAATTCTATAAAAATATGGGTAAATGAGGTAGAACTCTTAAACAAATTTGTAATAGTTCCATTAGATACAGCATATCCACCTTTAATTGTATAAGAACTAATTTGAAAAGTATTTGTAGAATTGCTTACGGAAGTAACTTTTATTTCTGATGAACCAAGGCTACCAGTTCCATCTGTAGCAGTTAAAATATCTCCTGCTTGTAATAACTTACTTGCAATAGTTCCAGTAGGAAGAGTAATTGTTGCTGTTCTTGTAGAACCAAGAATGGTAGCACCGCTAACTGTTGCTGTTTCTGAAACAAAAATGTTTTTATTTATTGTGTCAAAATAAACATTTGGAGAGTTAACACTAGAATATATATCTTCATAATATGAATATGTTGTAGTTCCAATATAAACTGGTTTAGAAATATTAACAGGAACATAGTTATTTAAATTAATGTTATATTTATTCAGTATTGCTTCTGTTCCGTCTGCTTGTTTTTCATTTTGCTTAGAACTTATTGCTCCCAGAATTTCACTAGAATTTGAAATTATTGACGAATCCGCTTTCAAAATAATATCTGAATATCCACTATTAATAAACTCAAGACCACCAATTCCGTCAAAAGTTGCCGAAACTGCATCATCAATATTTATACTTGATGTTTCAATAAATAAATTAGATGTTGCTATTTTTACCTGATTATTTCTTTTTATTCCATTTAAATAACCAAGTGATTCAGTAATTACTGGTTTTGCTCCCATTACACTACCTCACTTAAATATAGTTTCATTTCTGGACCGTCAGAACCACGGTCATATGTAATATGATACACTATAAATCTTCCTGTTGAATTTTGCAAAACATTATCAATTTCATAATCTATTTGAACAATGTCTCCTAATTGAATCATTGGGTTTGCAAAAACTGTAACACAAACTGATTTCTTTGGTGTCATAACTTTATCAACCATCCATTTCATTAGATTATTTGCTGTATCAAAATTTTGAATATAATTTCCAGAAAGTGTAAAATCTTTTTTACCATAAGTATTTCTACTATTCTGAATAGAGATATACTTATTATTTAAATTAGAATAATTCTCATAGTTGTTTAATTGACTATTTTGTTTAAAATATTCATCAACAGTTAAATCATGTTGTGATTGTTGTGTGAAAGTTATACCCTGAATTCTTAAAAAGTTTCCTGTTGATTCATCTAGATTAAGAGCAAAGTCAGATGCATTGAATACCATAAACTCTGCACCATAAGGATTTGACCTAAAGTTTGAAATTACATATCCTTGAGATTCATTTAATGTTGGAGATATTTGAGAATATAATGCAGGGTAAGCCTTGTCATAACGAATATTAAAATAAGCACATTCACGCATAATGGTTCCAAATTCTTCAAAGTATAGACTATATTTTGGTTGTTGAGAACTTCCAACTTCTTGTAAATATGTTTGAAGAATGGCAGGGTTTATTAAATATTTCCTGTAATTAGCATTATCTAATTTATTATCAATAAATGCTGATTTTTTATTTATTGGGCTATTTGGTTTTGCAGAATTATCTCCGATAGCAAATACATGTTCAAAGAAGCATATGCCCTTTCCACGAGTAAACAATGCAATGTTTTTATTATTTGCATTTAGTGGAATTGCATCATTATCTTTAACTGTTGCTATTAATTTGCCATTTAGGTATAAATTAAATTTTCTTCTATAAGCACCAGCATTTGATGAAAGTTCTTCTGTTTCTACCAATAGGTCATAAACTGTTGGAGTTTTAGTGCTCATAGATTTTGACATTCCAACAAACTGACCATCATCTACTAAGATAGGAGCATTGCCACTCCACAAAACAACAGGCACAGCCTCTTTAGTATTGGCACCCTTTAAAATTTTGTAAAAGAATACATTTGGAATTGACGTTACTTGAGTGTCTTTATCTGTTTTTTCTATAATTGATTCATTTGATAATGCAACAATTTCAAAATAATATCCAATATTTTTATTAACTGTTGGGTCAATATTAATTGCAATACCTCCACCTGTTCCAGAAACATCATATGTTCCAGAAGAATTTTTATATGAATTTAAAATTTCTCCACCAATTGGTGTTTGTTTGGCAGCATTTATGTTTTCATTTGTAGGCAATGGTTGTCCAACAATTCTCATCCTTGTTCCAAAAGAATATGCAGTAGGGCATTCTGTATTATAGTTTTTATAAACATACGAAATTGCATTATTACTTTTTTGAAGGAATTTTTCTATTTTTCCAGTTTCATTTGAAATTGATATAGTGCTTGTATTGTCTGTAGTTATTGTGCTTGATGTTGTTGCTGTTACTTTAAATGTTCCATTCCCAGAAGTTAAATTAGATACTAATACTTTATCTCCAACTTTGAATTGATGATTATTTCCAATAGTATAAGTTTTTGTTGTTCCATTATAAGCAGTAATAGCATCAATCAATAATGGATTAAAATCATGTGGTCCAGAAATAACTAAAGCAGAACTTTTTATTGTTCCATTTGGTTTATTCTTATCCATAGTAGAAGTTGTGTCTAGTTCAGTATAAGATGAAGAGTCAAAGAAATCTTTAGTTGTTCCAGATACAATTGGCTTATCAAGCATAAATGATATTGAATCTCCAATAGAATATGATATAGTTCCCAGTGGCTCAATAAGGTCGCTAGTTGCATAAATTGTTGCATTGGTGAGGGTTGATGTGATTTCTTTTGTTAATGTAATTTGATTAGCAGCAGCATTAATACTTTTAATTTTTGTTCCTTCTGGAATTGCAGAATTACCCAAATCATTGTATTTTACAGATACACTTCCAGCAGTAGTTATATTACCAGCAGCAGAATTTATATTTTTTACAGTAAAAGATGTTGTTGATGGAATATTTACAACCACATAAGTTCCACGATATTCTGTTGGTAAAACATTTTTAATTCTTATAGTATTTCCAAGTTGCAAGTTATGTGCAGTACTTGTTGTAATAGTCATATTGCCAGAAGAAAAAGTTGGTGTTTGTAATGGAACAACTACAGATGTATACGGATAAAAGTATAATCCTTCAACTAATCCTGTTGTATCTGATACATTCAGAGTTGCTGTGGGGCTTGTAGCATTGACACCTTTTATTTCATAAGTTGTTTGTCCATATTGTCCTTTTTGAAATAACCATTGGGATTGCATTCTAAATGTCCTATGATTTATTGGATTTAGCCACGAGTTTGTAGAATCTAAAACTGTATGATTAGTTATTGTTGTTCCAAATTGTGCTCTACCATGCTTAGTAACCACATTGTTTGATACTTCTGCATAAATTCTTACAAATCCTGTAGGAAACATTTTTCCGCCAAATGGAAGTTGTGCAAAATATTGTTGATATTCTGAAGTGCTTTGAATCCAAACAGGTGATGATTGTCCTGTTACAGAATATTGAACAGCATCATATTGAATTATTTCTCCATTAGAATAAAAGAATCCTTTGTATCTTGTAAGCCAATAAATAGATTGACCAAAGTCCATAGTATTATTTATTAAAATGCCGCCAGAAATGGTTGGTGGATTATTTGAAAGATTTGAATTTAATACTAAAGCAGACAATGAATAAGAAGATTGATTACCTACTTCATCATTTTCTGGTCTAAGACTTTCAGTACCTGCGACTTCCCAAAGAAGAACTGGCTTATATTTATATGCTCTATCTTTATTCAGCATTGACTGTTCTTTAATGGTTGATGTTGATTTCTGAATATACTTATTATTGTAAGTTATCTTTCCACCATTATAAATAATACTATCTTCTGCTTCTAGTGATTCTATATTTGCAAGGATTTTTGTAGAAGCATTGTATGGGTCATAGTAGTTTTTAATTGCCCCAGTTCCACCACTTAGATTTGATGATGCAAAATCTTTTGTTCCATATAAGGTTATTACTGCATCTCTACCACCATTAGCAGCAGTTGGTGGCATAATATAATTTTTTGACATTGTTACAAAGTTGTTGTCTTCGTCAAAAAACATTGATGTTTGTGTTGATTGAGCCAAATCATTTAATACTTCTGCTACGTTTGTATCTGGAGCAATAAAGAAATATGGAATCTTGTCTTCCGATTCTCCAGTGTTTCTTAAAAATTTATAATTTGAAAAACCTATATTATCCAAAAGTGTTGCAATTGCAAAACTAAGTGGAACATTTCTTAATAAAATAGAGGGTGCAGTTATTGATTCAAAATAAAATAATAGGTCTCTTAGTGTTAATGTCGCTGTTCTATCTGAGGTATTGATTTGTGGAAATCCATCTACATACATTGTTTTTATTGGAACATAATAATCATACATTGTTGGATAACTTCTATCGTCTATAATGTGTTCATAAAATTTAAATTGTAGATTTTTTGAGGTTATGTTTGATATTAGGCTACCAGTAATGTTTGTGCCATCTGTGGTTAAATCATTATACTCATTGAATGATTGGTCATAATCAAATATAGATATAGAGCCTGTTGATGCAAGCAATTGTCCTACTGGAATTCCAGAATTACCGATATCAGAAGCAATCTTTTCAATTGAATAGTTAATGGTTTTATCAGATAAATCTGCTACTAATCTTGGTGACATTTCAATTAAATCAAAACTTGAACGATATTGTGTCATTGTATCTACAACAATACGAATACCTTTAATGAACTGAAACTCTCTATATGTAGGTGTGAGCGTTGTCGTTGCACTACCGTAAAAATCTGGTGATGTTAATGTAGTCAATTTAGATGTTGATAATGTTTGACCTTCTTCATTTAAATACCAGCCATATACTGGAGTAAATGATTTAGTAGTCCAATCTGTACCATTCCAAACATAAATTGTTCCAGCAGTAGTTTTGGTTGGGTCTGCTACCAAATATGCATCTCCAATTCCTCCATCTATTGGTAAAGCATTTACTGAAGGATAATTACCTAATAGTCTTACGTTCAAATCTAAATTATTTGATGGACCATATTTTGTTGGAGCATTGGTTATTCCATATGCAAGTTCTACATATCCATCAGAACCAATTACCCTTTTACCATTTGTTCTTGTTTGGTTCAAGGAAAAAGTTTGTACTGTTGTCCAAGTTGTTCCAATAAGAACTTGAACTTTCCACCTTGCTGGAGTTTTTTGATTTACAAGATTTCCAGTATTTGTTGGGTCTTCGTAAAAGGGGTCATTAAATGATGTATTATTTGATTTTTTATAAGGACCATAATTTGTATCGCCAACACCAGTTTGCATTTTAACAACAAGTCTATTAGCAGGAACATAGTCTTTATATACTACAAATGGTGCTGTATCATCAATCCAATAATCTCCATTGCCTGTTGCTGTTAAAGCGATGCCTCTTTCAACACCACCAAAAGAACCAGACTCTACTCTATAAGAATTCCAATATTTAAATTTATCATCTTTTGATGATAAGTAAAATCTTGGCTGTTTGTGCATATTTGCATTTGCATAATTTATATAGTTATTTCCTAAAAATCTAACTTTATTGATTCCAGAACGAGGTCTAAATCTAGATATAGTATCTGTAAGTGAATACAACATTTTTTCTGTTTGATTTAAAACTGAATTAGTTAATGGGTCTAAAGTGTCTAAATTAATTCCAACATTAACAATGATATTTGAATTGGTAGCCCCTGTATATGCAGATAGTGTATCTGAAAAATCCCAAGATGCAGCAACTGTTCCAAAATTTGCTTCTGTTGCAGTTAGTGTAGCAGGTCTATACCTATAATTTCCTAAAGTATAAATGTTATCTGAAAAATTCATATTCCATTCAGCCAGAACTAAGGACTGAAGATTTACAGAAGATGATTGTTCTAAATAGTTTTGAAGATTGGTATTCTGATACATTATACCTCTTCCAGCGTTACTGATACATTCCAAAAATCATAATTGTTAGTACCGCCACGCTTTGCTACAGTCCAATCAAAACTAGAAATAAACATTTCAATAACTTCGTTGTATTCTCCTAGATGTCCATATTGACCAGATTCTGCAAAATTTGATTTCTTGTCATATGCTAGAAAAACATAAAATGAACCTGTGTGATTACTATACCAATCAAGCAATTCATTTCCACCAGCACCGCCATCAACTGTAAAGGGTTTGATTGTTGATTTACCAGTTGAGTCATTAAATTGTGGGTCAAGTCTGAATGCTCTCGATGGCAACATATCCCAAGATGTAGAAATAGTTAGTTTGTCTGCAATGTGGTATGAACGCATACGACCATTAATCATGCGTTGACGTTTTTCAATACGCTCTGGCTTAAAAGATATTTCTTTTCTGCCATGGTCAGATAAAATAATAAAATCATCTCCAGCAGTTACTTGGTTTACTTCATATCCTTGTGGAACGTAGATACCATTGCTAATGATTGGAGGCAGGTCTGACCATAGCATAGCCTGTGGTCTCTTATACTTTTTTCTACCTGATAAATATACGCTATCTGCCATTATAGAACATTGCTCCTAAGTCTTTGTGAATCAATTCTCTTAATCTGTCTAATAACTGCATCTGCAATATCATTAGAATCAGAAGATGAATTGACATTTAATGTAATACTATAATTATACACTGATTCGCCATGATAGTTTCCATTATTGATTGCCTTTAGTCTATCTGGTCCCATTGTTTCTACTGCTTTTCTTCTAATTACAAATTCTCCTGGGGTAAGCATAGCAGGTACTGTATCAGTTCCATAGATGCCACCACCACGAGCATACCCCTTTGGAACAACCATACCACCAGAAGCAAAACCTCCCCAAGACCTAACTTCTTTATTTGCAATATCTATTTTATTTTGGAATCCATAAGTAATTCCAACTGAACTTAAATCAATACCGCTTTGAACTAATTTTGGAATTTGGTCAATGGCATCGTTTGTTTGCTTATGTCTGTTAAACATGAAGGTAGTCTTTTGACTATATGCATCATAAACTGTTTGAAGTTTAGCCTTATTGTCTGGTGTCATGTCTTTCCATGCAACATTTCCAGCACCCAACTTGTTAGCAGCATCTTTATATGCTTTTTGTTTTGCTAAATAATCTGCTAACTCTGTATTATATGATGTAAATCTATTTTTTATAAGATTAATTACATTTTTAGTTTCTTCTGGTAAGGCATTTAAAAGATTTTCTGATGCTGCCTTTCCAGCAGCACTATTTGTAATAATTCCATATCCAGTTGGGTCAATATAACTTTCTGCGGTATCTTGTAATGCTACGAGTTTTGCAAAATCTTTTGTAAATGCTGCTCTTTGACTTTCTTTTACATCTCCATAAATAGATTGCATATTACCGCTTTTAACTGCATTATAAAGTTTACTTGCATCTAATTTATAAGTGCTTGCTGCAGAAGTTTGGGCTGCTGTTGATTTAGCATTTGCAGATGCTGATGCTGCATTAAGACCTGCAACAGATGCTGCGTTTTTTAATGCTCTAAGTTGGGTAGGAGATACTGGAGGATTAATTAATTTACCTTGGTCATTATATTTTCCATTTTTGCTAACTTTTCCTTTAGCATCATATTTTGTACCAATAGGATTTCCTTTAGCATCTTTTTCTGTATTAGATGAAGAAGATGAAGAAGATGACGAACTACTACTGCCGCTACCGCCACCATTAGGACCTGGTAAACTAGCCAATGCTTTTCCATTAGCAAGTTGTGTTGCACTAGCCTTAGCAGCAATTAAAGCATTCTTACCAATTTCAATTTGACGATTAAGTTCTAGAAGTTTAGATGCTGCAATCTTATCTGAGTTATCTGCAATCAATTGTTCTAGTTCAGAACGGTGAACTGTGTGTCCAAGAATTTTTGCTGTAACTGTTTCCAGTTCTGCTTTTCTGGCATTTTCGATACTTGCTTTAGCATCATCTAGTGCTTGTTTTTCACTATTTTGTTTTGCTTGCATTGCTGCTTTTGCAGCAGCAGCAATATCACCTTTAGATAATGCATCAGCCAATGTAAGTGTATCTTGTTGACGTTGATTATTTCTTTCTTGAATCCTACCAATTTCATCAAGAGCCTTAATACGCTTATCATATTTGTCATTGATTTTCTTTTCTTTACCAGAAATTACATCAAGACCAGCCTGATAAAGTTCATTATCTTTTGCCATTCTTTCTGCTGGTGAAGCAAGAACATATGATAAACCATATTCCTGCATATCTTTAATTTGTTTAAGTTTGGCAATAAGTTCTCCAGCACCTTTTCTTAATTTACCTGTGCTCTTATCAATAATTCTATTTTGTTCTTCTGGGGTACCGCCTAAGAAATCATTAATAATTCCAGTATCTCCACCATACTGTTTCATCAAAGATGCAATACCAGCCATTTGACCAATTGCTTTTGTTCCATATTTTGACAAAGCATTATATGAAGCGGTCCATCCAACTGTAAGTTTTTGAGCATAGTTTGAACCCTCTCTAAGCATTTGAACATACTTATCAAGGATTGATGGATTTGGTGGTTGGTTGTTTGTGTTATTAGTGTCAGTTGTTAAATCTTGAAGTGCTCCTGCTTTTGTAACTCTATTTGCTTCATAGGCAGAGTATTCTACCTTAAATTTCTCAACAAGTTCTTTATTGTTTAAATTAGAAAATTGACTTAAAACTCCCTTTTCAGATAAGTATGCTTTAATTGCTGGAGCAAGTTGGTCATCTCCTAGATTAACTAATGAATTAAATTCTGTTGTAAAGATAAGTTTATTCTTTTTATCTTTAAACTTATTAAAATATTTTGTAAACTCTCCCTTGTTACCTTTAGTTAATGCTGCTGTAAGTTCGGCATTATTTCCAGAAACTTTTAATATTGTGTCAAATGTAAAATCTTTCTTTTTATCTAATTTTTTAAATTCTGCATCAATTTCTTTTGCTTTATCTAGTCCTTCACCTGCATAATAATTTTGAACTGATTTTTTAGTAGTTTCATCCATATTATATACGCCAGTAGTCTTGTTAGTTAATTCTAAAGCACTTGCTGTTGAAGCAATTTGTTCCGATGTTTTACCAACCTGATTATTTATAAGTGCTGTACCATTTGCTGCATCCATGTTTCCTGCAATACCAAGTAATTGATTTATAGCAGTTGGGTTTGTTTTAAGTAGTTCAAGCAAGGTATCTCCAGAAATATTCATATTCATAGCATTTTGCATTTGAGTTGTTCCAAGAGTTTTTGATGCAAGTAATTGAGTAAAGAATATTTCTTGTTGGTCACTAAAGCCACTAAAGTTTTGAACAGCATCACCAACAGCCTTTGCGGTATCTTGGAATCCAGTATCTTTATATGCTTCTGTTAATGCATCTCTAGCAGCCTGTGCTGTTTGACCAGTATTTCCAGTGCTTACTATATTATCAAATAGAGTCTGCATTGTTTGCTGAGTATATGTTGTTAAATCTTGTTTATCTTTATCTGTTGCTTTTTTGTTTACTGCCAAAGCATCCGTAGCAGCCTGAATAGAGTTCATAGCAGCAATAGTTGATTCATTTACTGCAGCACCCTTTGTTGCATCGTCTGCATTTGTTTTACTTATTGTTGTAACTGCATCTAAAGCAAGTTTAATAGAATTTTTAGAAACTTCTAATGGTGTTCCATCTGGTCCAAAAAGACTAGTTATTTTTGCATTAATGTCAATACCAAATTGAGTATTTTTAATTTGCTTTGCTAGATTAGCAACAATACTTCGTGCTTGTTCTGGTGAAAGGATTCCTTGAGCAATTGCTGTTCCCATTTGAGACAAAACTAATTGTGATGTTGCTTCTGGGCTACCACTCTTTAATGAGGTTCCTGTTTGCTCTGCTAATGCTTTTCCAGATTCTGACTCCATGTAAGATTCACCAAATGTTTTTTTACCTGGCTGGATATAGAAGAAACTGCTTGCAGATGTTTCACGTCTCTTATCCATAAGTTCTCTAGCACCAACTTTTTTAGTAAACTCTGATAACTGAGCCATCGCCTGAGTTGATGCACCAAGTACTCTTACATTCTTTGCAGATGCATCTCTAAGTTCTTTAAAGTGTGCTTCTACCTGTCCTGCAATTGTGACCACAGCCATCAAGCCACCAACCACTAAACCAGCAGGTCCAGGAATCATAGACATTGCAGATGTCATAGCACCAATGGCTGGTAGGGCTGCTGAGGCTGCTTGACCAATTTGACCAGGTATTTGAGTTGCTAAACCAACAACACCAGAAGCAAGATATCCTGCTCCAACTGCTTTACCAGTAAATTTATTTGCTTTAAACAATCCAGAAAGTTTTGAAGGACCTTTATCTTCTTTATTATATTGTTTCTGAAGTTCTTTATCTTCTTTATCATATTTCTTTTGCAAGTTTCTGTCAAATTCAGCCTGTTTTTTAAGAGACATGTCATCATAGCCAGCCTTGACTCTTTCTTGATTTCCAGTTATTTTTCTCTGAGCCTGAATTGCTTCTTTTTGTCTTTGTCTTGCTTCTTCCTTTTGCTGTTTGATTAGGTCACGCTGTTGCTTATCAGTAAGTTCTGACTGCACTGATGCTTCATTTTGTTTTTCTGCTGCCTCAATTACAGTACTGTTTTGCTTTTCATCTCTTGTTTCATCAGCAATAAGAATAACTTTTAATGGTCTTTCGTAGTTAAATCCTTCTCCGATACCGCCAGGAGGAACACTATTTATACCAAACTCATATCCTGGAACAGATATCATTCCCTTTGAATATCCAGGAATAATTCCGCCCTTAGCATACCCTGGCAAATTGCCAGCAATCATTTGCTGAATTAGTGGGCGATGTTGTGAAGCCTGTGCCGCAGGAATAACAGCCTCACCAGGAGATAGCATAGCAGGAACTACATCGCCAGCACCCTTTGGTCCTGGAACTGAGAATACACCATTAGCATAACCCAAAACGCTATTCATATTTGGTGTAAATGGTTCTAATCCAAATCCTGGTTCACCAATACGCCAATTTGTTTTAACACTTTGACCACCATAATATCCAACATATCCTTGTTTAATTAAGTATTGAATAAGTTTATCTGAAACTTTTAATCCTTCTAGGCTGATAGTTTTATTTTTTTTGTCTGTGGTATATCCATATTCTTCTAATAGTTTAGGATTCTTTTCAATTTCACTTATGATTGTAGCATCATCAGCATATCCTTTACTTTTTAGTAGTTCATTCCAAGCCTCTTCAGAATATGATTGTCTGTATAAATTCTCTCCAGCATAATCATTCCAAGATTGGTCAGATATTTTTAATGTTGAAGATGTATATAGTCCAGGACCTTCTAGTGGTCCAGTACCCATCATATTAAATTGATTCCTAACTCTACCTGCTGAAACTGCTTTTTGTTTTTCGTTCCAACTTCTGTGAATAGCAAACATATCTTCTAGTGCTGCTCTAATACCGCCTGGCATCTTTGATGGGTCTTTTTCATAAGGTTTAACTAATTTTCTTAATTGATTTAATCTTTGAATTTCTTGTTCTGATTGTCCTTGTGCATTTGGTAAAAGAACATTTACTAAATCTTTTAACAGTTGTTTCTCTGAAGGTCTATATCTAAGTCCCATTTTTTCTGGCAAACTTGTTGTTTGCCAAACATTTTTAGGGTCAAATTTAACACCTTTTTCTTTAGCCATTTCTTCTGCTACATCATAATCAATTTTACCTATTCCTCTACCTGGACCAGCAGCAATAGGGATAGCAGAACGAGTCATAAATTTAGATAAATAACTATTAGCATTTTCTGGATTGTCCACAAATTGTTTCCATAAATACTTTTCTTGATTTGGTGTCATATTCATTTGTTTTATAAGACTGCCCATTTTATTGTCTTTAATATTTTTAACAATTCCTAAATACCTTGAAACTCCTGCAGGATTAATTACTTTTAGTTTTGGTTTATCTGCTTTATCTGTTCCCTTAGCATACCCTGGAACAATACCACCAGTAGCATACTTAGTTTTCTTTAAACCATAGCCAGGTCTAGCACCAACATACCAATCAGTAAAAGCCTTTCCATGTTCATAACCAATATATCCTTCTTCCATAAGTTTTTGGATAAATGGGTCTGTCCATTTAGCACCAAATACACCACGAATAGTTTTTTGACCAAACCAAGCATCATCAATTCCTCTATTACGCAAAAGATGTTTATATTCTTGTGCTTTTTGAAGCATAGTTGCTTCATCAATATAACCTTTACTATTTCTTACAAATTCTTTTTCTTCATCAGATAGATTTAGTTTATAAACATTATTACCAAAATCGTGAAATAGTTTTTTAGAATCTAGTGGGTCTTCTGCAAAATAAGTTCCTGGACCAAAATATCTTGAATTTACACTTCCAACATCTTTAGGATGTTTTAAAGCATTAACTCTTAGTCTTGAAGTTGTTCTATGTCTTAGTGCTTCTTGTTTTAATAATGCAATTTCTCCAGGGCTAAGACCTTCATCAATTGCAGACTGAATTTTTTGTTCATGTGCACTTACTTCAGCACCAATAACAAGATTTTCTTTTTTGTCTGCAAATCTGTCTTTCATTTCTTTTGCAGAGAAAACATTGGACTGACCCATACTTCTTAGTCTTTGCATTAGCCAAGCACTAGCATTTTTACCCTTTGCACCCTGTAACATTGCATATTCTTTACTTTGATAGAACTGTGCAACTTGTTGTTTAACTTGTTCTATTCTTGCTAACTGTTGTTCTTTAGGTTTACTTACTAATCCTGAAAGTTCTGGATTTCCTCTTCTAAATAGTCTTTCTCCACCCTTTGAATCATACATATCAATCATTAATTGTTCTTTTTTCATTCCAGGCTTATACATAGACACAAACTTTTCCATTGCTGGAATAGAATATTCTAATTCTTTAATTTTTTGATATTTTCTAAATGCAGAAGCAAATTCATCATTTGGCATCCATTGTTTATAGTTTTTTGGGAAAGCATGATATTTAACCATGCCACCAAGTTGTCTATCAGAGAATTCTCCATCCTTTGTTCCAATGCTAAGTAGGCTATCCCATAATGAAGATTTTCTTATTTCGCTACCTGGAATCATTCCAGGAATAATTCCACCCTTAGCAAGAGCAAGTGGGTCAATTGCCTTAATTCCAAGTCTACTAATAGCAGCACGAGTTTCTGCAAGGTCATCATAAAATTCTTCAATGTCATACCATTGCATATACTTAGAAGTCTTATCAGCCTTCATCTGCTCTGGTTTACGATAATCTTTACTTGCTCTAGAAATTAGTTTTACATTGTTGGTATCAATACCCAGTTTTTGCAGGGTATCCATTGTGACCATATCATATGATTGTGGTCTAGCAGTCATAAGAAGAATCTTATTGCCACGTTCCTGAGCAGCCTTTAGTCTAGCAATTGCAGCAGGAATACCTTTAGGACTTTTTGCTACTTCTTCATGCCATTTAGTTCTTTGGTCTTTAGGTAGTTTTTCATTCTTTTCTCTATGCCCTGGCATGAAAGAAGATAGGTCAAGCAACGTATCATCAATATCAAATACTGATGCTTTTGGTTTTCCTGTTCCAACAACACCACCCCTAGCCATTTTTAAGACTTGACCATTTGTTGCTAAGTCATTAAAGAATTTTCTGCTTCCTTCTGGAATAATTCCATTTGCAGACATTGTGTTATATGCTGCTTGCATATCTATTGCAGAAGGTCTCCACTTGATTCCAGGTTTTAGTTTACTAGAATCATAAGTCCATCCTGATGCAGGACCTTTATTATTTCCAAAACCCTGTTCATAATCTTGCTTTCTAAAAGATAAAACAGTTGGGTCAGTTCCTGGTATTAAAGATAAGTATTGTCTCTGTTGTTCTGGAGTCATCTTATTCCAGTTTGCAGGATTAGTTATTTCTGCCCAGTCTGCAGGTTTAGCAAGTTTTTTGTATACTGTTGGTAGTGGTGCATTAAAGTTTTTAAGTGTTGCCCATCCAGTTGGACCATAGGCTGCTTCTTGTGCTCTTCTGCGTATTTCTTTTTCTTCTATTGTTGCTTCTTTTTTGCCACTTCCTAAACGGTCTAATTCCCAAGTTCCAAATCTTGTAACGTTTCCTTTTCCAATAACTCTTTCAACACTTGTTCCATTATCATTAAATTTTGCTTTACCTTCTTTTAGCATGTTCAGAACAATTGAATGAATTGATTCATTATTTTGACCTAGTTGTTTTGGCTTACTCCTAAGTTGTGCAACCTTAAGTGATAAACCATATAAGGCTTCTTTGCTTTTATTAAGGTCAGTAATTTTTGAATTACTGCCTAGAACTCTACCAACAATTTCAGCAATCTTTGGGTCATTTATATTTTCTGATTCAGCATTGATTGCTGCACCTAACTCATCCTCAATTGCCTGAGAATTTGGCATTGTTATTCCAGCAATTTCAGCACTCTTAGATAACTTAGCAATAAAACCATTCCAAATTGATGCAAAAACTTTAGGAGGATATCCAGAAGTTTTCATCTTTTGATTCATGTTTGCTGGAAGTTGTGCAGTTAGATTTGATACTGGCTCAAAGCCTCTTAGTTCTTGTTGAGTTACTCCTGGCAAAACATCATTAATCTGTTTTAGGAAATCTGGATTCTTGCTAATGTCTAGTGATGCAACTAGATGAGTATCTTGAATATTAAGTTGTTTCTTTATACTGTCACTGGACATTGACATTAAGCCATTAGCAAATGATTGACTATCTTTTACTCCAACAAAACCACCTTCTGCATATTTCTTAGGAATTACTGCAGAATGCATAGCCTGATATTTACGCCAGTCTGTCATTGAACCTTGCTTTAGACGGTTCTCCATATCTGCATATGCAGCCTTTTCTTCTGGGGTAAGAGAACCAAAACCATTTATAACAGATGGGAATCTAGATAGTACTGAAGCAATCTCAGTCTTCATTGCTGCATCATATTCATCTGCAGACATGCTTCTAGCAATTTCTGAAGTTGATTCAGCAAAGAACTTCTTAGCACCACCCTTTACACCAAGAAGATTGATAATGGCTTGTTCTTCCATAGAGTTAATTTTGCCACCAAGCATACGCTTTCCAGATGCCCTCTGGAATACACCAGCAGGACCAACGTCAGCAAGGACATCTCCACCAAGATTTCCAATGCCAAGGTCTTTGTCTCCACGAAGAAGAGATGCTACAAGTTGCTTAAAGTATTGTTCTTTAGTAAATGATGTTGGAACTTTAGCAAATTTTTCATCAACTAATGATTCAAGTGCAATGAATTTACGATGACCTTCTGGGTCTGTTGGGTCCATCATCGTTACAAGTTTTTGTTTTGGTGAAGATAATTGATGTGCTTCTCTAGCAATCTCAGTACCACGAAGTTCTGCAAGGGCTGCAGTAAGGTCTACCTGTGGTTTAACAAATACTTTATTACCATCAGCCTTTTCATAAATACCCATAACTCCAAATGCTGGGAATGAGTGACCATTACTTGGCTCAATTTGTCTTACATATTTTTCTGGTGGGGTATTTGCATATGGACCAGAATAAACTTCATCACTAATATCTTTTAATGTTTGACCAGTTCTAGCAAGACCCTCTGTTTGTTTTTCAGTAAGTGGACCATAAACGCTTTGACGCATTCCAACACCAGTAGTTCCATTTTCAAATCCTGGAAGATTACCAGCGACCATACCAGCAATTACTGGAGCATATTTTTGTGCATGTTTTGCAGGAATAACTGCTTCACCTGGGGATAGAAGTGCTGGAACAATATCCCCTGCACCCTTTGGACCAGGAACCATAGAAACACCAGAAGCATACTTTCTAGGATTCTTCATTGTTGATGTAGGAGTAATACTTGGGTTGCCAACAGGAACTCCAGGAATACCAGCATATCCTTGTTGTGCCTCAACTGCTTGACGATATGCTTCTGTAAGTTTTTTAACTGCTTCAGTTTCTGATGTAAATGTTTGACGAAGTTTAGCATGTGCTTGGTCAAGGGAATCTGCAATAGCAGCACCCTTAAGTTGTTCTGTAGTCATATACTTAGTTTGTTCACCAAGAATATCTGAAGGTTTAGTTGTTTTATTAATGAATGCTTTAATTCCTGTAAACAACTTCATAATGTTTGCAATACCGTTAGCAAGCAAACCAAATGTCATAAGCAAAATAGGACCAATACCTGCAACAGCAGTTACTAAAAGAGTAATAAAGTTTTTAGCACCAGCACTAAGATTATTAAAACCATCTAGAATTTTTCCTACGAATTCAACAATTGGGGTAATAGCCTTTAGGAATGCTTCGCCAACAGGAGCAAGTTTTGCTTGCATATCCTGAATAGACTTTTGAAACTTAAACATTGGAGAATCTGAAATCTTTTTCATTTCTCGTTCTGATAGAATTGCTAATTCTTCTGCTGAATTTTTAGATAGTTCTGCTACCTGTTGTGCCTGACTACCCTCTGCAATTACGTTTTGAAATAATGTTGAAATACGAGAGAACTGGAACTTACCAAACATTTGTTCAATAGCACGAGCACGGTTAAGTGGGTCAAGAGTGTCTAAGGCTTTTGCAAAATCAATGACTGTCTTTTTGAGGTTACCTTTATCTGCTTCAACAATTCCTTTAACATTAATTCCAAATCCTTGTAAAAATTGTGATGCTTTTTGTGATGGATTAATCAAAGATGCTAAACCAGATTTAATTGCGTTAGCACCTTCAGATGCATTAATGCCACCTTCCTTCATTGCTGTAAGGAAGAACGCTAGGTCTTTAACATCTCCACCAAGTTGTTTTACAACTGGTGCTGCTTTTGGAATAGCAACTGTTAGGTCTTCAATACTTAATGTTGTCTGGTTTTCTACTGCGTTTAGGAAGTCAATATTTTTTCCAAGGTCTTGAGCAGAAACACCAAAAGCATTTGTAAGGCTAATAGTAGTTTCAAGTGCTTTTTGCTGGTCTACCCCACCAAGAACAGAAAGTTTTGCAGACTCATTGATTTGTGCTAAAAGGTCTGCACCTGTTTTACCCATAGCGGCTGCTTGAGAAGCCATGTCCATAGTATCTGCAACTGCAACACCATATTTGGTAAATTCATTTGCAAGTGCTTGAACAGATTTAACCATTTTATTAGTTTCATCTGTTGTAGTATTCATATCACCATAGACACGTTTAAATTTGACTGATGCCTGTTCAATTTGCATATATGCTTTAGCAGCAGCAGAACCAACCATTGTCAATGGAATAGTAAAACCAACCATCAACTGGCGACCAGCCCACTGAGTGTTCTTACCAAAGTTTAGAAGACTAGTAGAACCTTGCTTCATTAATTGATTAAACAACTGTTGACGTTGAGCAGCAATTTGAGTTTTTGTTGCAAGGCTATTCATATCAAGAGCAAGTGGCTTTACAGCGATAGCCTTCATAGCACCATTAGCATCACGACCAAGTTTGATGTATTGGGTTTGAACTTCTTTTACTCGTTCAATTGCTACTTGTTGAATAGTGGCAAATTCTGATTTAAATAATTTACCAAAAGTTTTAGATGCCCCACCTGCATAGCGAAAATATTCGCCAATAGACATTTTATTTTTTTCGAGTGATTCTGTGAAAGACTCTGCGGTTGTTTTGATTGTTTGAACATTTGCTCTAAATTTGCCAGTGGCATTAATAGAGTTTACAAGATTTTGCTGCATAGCAGCAGCAGCAGCAGCATTTTGTGCTCCTGCATTTCGCATGGCTTGTTGAAAGGCTGATATTTGCTGTTGAAGTAATTTTAGTTGTGCCAGAGCATCTGACGTATCTATATTTACTTTAATGTTGGATTCAATATCAGCCATTCAACTACACCGCTTTATTAGCCGATTAGACCACCCATTAGTGATGCTTCACTAAGTTTGATACCAGATGCTTCTTCAATAACCTTGTAGACTGTTGGAAGGTCCAATAGTTCTTCAAGGGCCTTGACATCCTTGGCTAGTTCTGGAGCATACTGCTTTAGAGCAATTTGAACACACTCCATGAGAAGTGTCATTGACTTCTCGTTGTCCTCTGCAACTTCTGCGATACCCTCAAACTTTGACATAAAAGGGCGTAGAAGAGAGATTTTTAGTGGACGAACTGAAAGAACAGTTCCATCCAATAGTTCTACAGTTTTTGTTTCATTTACAGTTGTAGACATGAATCCTCCTTATATGGTTTCTAAATAATTATAGCACAAACAAAAACAATTATTAAATACTTTCATAGTCTAGCCCCATACCAATACCAAAGCCATATTGCTGTGCTTTGACTCCTTGTAGGGATGTAATGTCATTAGGGTCTCCATTACCAATACCAGAAACTTTTGATGCTACCCTGGCTTTCATGGCTTCCCAAGGGTCTTCCTGCTGTTTGCCACTTGCTTCATCTAGGTCAACACCCTGCATAGCAGCAAGGAACTTCTTTTCATTATAGTCCAATTCTCTAGTTGTTTCAAGAATAGCCATTAGTTCTGGCATTGAAATATGAGATTCTAATTCATCAAAGTTTTTCCAAACCCCTAGCACAAATACCTCAGATTCTAGTTTAACTAAATCTAGGTTATCCCAAGAATTTTCATTAGATGGCTTAGATGTTTTATTATTTATATTATCATCAGAACCATCTGATTGCATTTTGATACCTGCACAATATTCTATAATTTTATAAACTGTTGGTAAGTCAACGTTATCTTCAACATCTTCAATTGTTTTTATGCTTGGATAAAACTGTTTCATAGATATTCTCACACAATTTATAAGATTAAAAATTGATTCATCATCATTTCTAGAGTTTTTTACATCTTCAAACTTTTCCATAAACTCTTTAAGATATTTAATTTTTAATGGACTTATTTCTAAGACTGTTCCATCTATAAGTTCTATCTCATTTATATCATATATTTTAGTAGGCATACTCTATTATAGCAAAAGAAACTGCCCCAGGAATCCCCAGGGCAGTCTCAAACGATATTAAGTTATATTGATTTTAGAAGGTTCTGTCTACAATCTTACCATATGAACCTGAGTCATCTGGAAGAAGACGGAAACTTACTTCGAATGCAGTAGCAGAGTCACGCTTTGCTGCAACTGTAACTGAATCGATTGAAACAGCACGGTATGCAATGTATACACGTTCCTGCTGGTCTGCAGTAGTTGGGCTTGTTGAATCGTATCCATCCTTGTTTCCAAGACCTGGACCAACTGCAATAATACCACGCTCTACTGGGTAATCTCCCAAATCACCTGAGTTAATGTCTAGAATTGAGTCTGTGACTGCTGCCACACCTGCACTAGTTGTAGACAAGGTTGCACCTGATGTAACTGAAGCCAAGTTACCAACTGTAAGTTGGGTAATGTTGGTCAAGTTAGATAGGTATGTAACTTCAGAGATTGTAGAAATCAAGTTTCCAAGACCTGGCTGATAGTCAACGTCCTTACCAGCAATTGCTAGAAGTAGGTTTTCTAGAGTTCCTTCTGCAAGTGTTGTCTTCAGTGTTACCTTCATACCCTGCTTGAAAATCTTAGCAGTGTCTAGTAGTTGGTCTACCATAACTTCACCAAAATCTGGAGCAAAAGTAATTTCCAAACCGTTGTTGGTGTAACCAACATTGCGGAATGTAGATGCGTAACGGTCTGTTAGCGAAGTCTTGTAAGACTCACCACCAACGAAACCTGGAACTGTTGTTGCACTCAGTGACTGTGAATCCTTTGTCACGAAGAATGCTGCGGCACCAACGATAATGTTGGCATTTGTACCTCTTGTATATCCCATATTTTTCACCACCTTTCATTGTGAGAATAATTGGGCGTGTTTCCTCTATATAAGTATAACACGCTTTTATGATTAGTCAAGGACTAGGGTTGTATAGTCGTAATAAACAATTATTTTATTACCGCCATAAGTTCTGGCTGTTCCAAAATTAACAATATCTCTGGTTTCTTGTAATTGAAATACTTTAAAATTATGGAATCTAAAGTTTGGTTGAATAGTTTCACCTTCAACAATGATTGAACCTTTTCTTACACACCATTCATTAATTTCTTCTGCTGTTTCGTCTTCACGGTCCATAAGTCTATTTACTTTTTCAGTGATTTTAACCATATTGATAATTGAGTTTTCGGCAGTTGCATAAAAATAGTATAGTAGTTCTTCACATTTGATATGTGGAAATGGACTTTTACGCATTCTAATCATGCGGTCATAGGTACACATAACTCCACCTGGAGGAAAATACTCAGTAACATCATTTATTGTTGATGGTGTAGTTGGAAAAAATGGCACAGTTTCAAATCCAAGACCTTGTAATTTTTCTTGAAGATAGGCATTTACCCAAAGAACTGGCGTATTTAAAATTGATGTTCTACTCATTATTCTATTTTACCACCTTTACTCATCCATTCGTATCCAATTTTAAAACCAAGCGATTTACCCTGTTTTGCACCAGAACGAAGGTTGTGTTTATATGTTTCAACATTTTTAAAATGTTCCATAATGCCACTAGAAATAATAAAAGATTGTGTGAAGTAGTTATCAAAGAAGTCTTTTAATGTTGATTCAAAGGAGCCTTGAACACCACTGCCACCAGGATTTTCTACAACGATAGATTTCTTTGTAAAAACTTGTTCCCCATTATCGTTAAAAGTAAGAACCCCATTTAGTTTTGGCTTAATGACTACTGGAAGACCTTTTTCCATAATGTTTGCTTTATCATAAAAAGGAGTAGTTGAACCATTTGATACGCTTTTTGATTGTGAAAAAGTATAATTAAAAGAAATATTATTTTTACCAGTAACTATATAGTCTATGTCAAATAGTCTTGCTTGAGGGCTTCCTTCTTGATACCACTCATAAATATGATGTAGTGTTTGTGGACTTACTCTAGCATTTGAGTCTATAAAGTTTTTTAAAGATTCTACAATAGTTTTACCAAAATTATCTAGAAACACTTCTTTTCCTTTTTCAGCACCATCCAAGAATCCAATAGAATATTGAGTAATATTGTTTAACTCTTGTATAAATGCTTTAGTATCTAGTTCTACTCTCAAAGGTCTACCGCCTGATTTTCGGAACGTCTGAGAATAAGTTTATAATATTCAGTTTTACCAAATGCTCCAATAACAGGATTAAGTGTTGCTACTTCAAATAATGTTGCTTTTCCAGAACGTGGTCCAGAACTTTCATTATAGATAATTTCTCCATTTGCACTTCTAATATTTGTAATAATAATATTAGTCAATGAATACAATGTTTCTGTTGTTGATTGAGTTACATCAGAACGTACTCTTCCAGAAATAGAATTATCTATATTTATATTTGCTTCAGCATTAACATCTTTTTTATTTTTAAGTCCTGCTGGATTAAAAGCACAAGCAACTGATTTATCTAATACCCAAGTCTTTTTAAGATTTCCATATGCTCCTGTTTCAACAATAGGATAATAAATATCCATCAGCAAAGGATATACAAAGTCTGTTTTTTCACAAGTAGCCATTATAGTAATCCTGGTTTAATGAGTGTTCCCTTATAGTTGCTAAGGATTTTATCTACAATCATATTTCCAGTACCCTCCAAGAACTGTGGGGCAAACTTAATATCAAACTGGTCAGTGCTATACTCAGTTACAAAACGATTATAATAGTCATTATTTCCACACTTGATTTCTTCAATAAGCATCTTGCTTGCAATCTCTACATCTGGTGGAACAGCCTTGAATCCAGCATCTACAATAATAATATAGTCGTATCCTCTTGGAAAAGCAATTGGATAAAAACCATAAAAACCAATATCTCCAACAGCACCAGGAAGATTAAGTGGTGCTTGTTCCATACGGTTATATTCTCCAAATTCCATACGCATAATTGCTGAATTATCTAAAGATGGCTTATAACTATATTCCCATTGTGATTGAACACCACCACGAGTAGTAATTGCTTCATTGTTTGTAGCAACCACAGTTGTGTTGTCAATACTAAAAGTTGTTGAAGTAGGAGTATTTTTTACATAAAAAGTTCCATTAAATTTTGTTGGGGTAACTCCTGAAATGGTTACATATTGACCAGTCTGTAAACCATGAGTAATAGTGGTTGTTAGAGTAACAAGACCATTGGCAACAGTTACATTTTGAATTGAAATACCAATAGGTGTATTTTCTGCATCATAAACAAGGACGTTATTCTCGTATACTTTTAGTACACGGTTTACTGGATGCCATACAGGAAAATAATCATTACCCTCGCCTGTACGCTGAAGAACTAGTTTGTGATTATAGAATGCTCCACCAGTTCCAGAACCTTCCATAAGATAGGTATCAATAATAGAACGAGCAATGATTTCATACTTTTTGTATTCTTCAATATCTGCTGTTGTAGTAGCAAGACTATTTGGGTTTGTATATGGTCTATAAACTGTTAAATTATCTTCTAAAACAATTTCACCATATATATCTGTTTCATAAATTTTTACCGCAAAGTCACGGTCAAATTGTGCTTTTGCTCTAGGAATAACATATGTAACCTGTTTATTTGAATCTGAAGTTAGAGTGGTTTGTTCAATTGAGTGGTCCACCAAATCCTCAACTTCAAAAATGTATGGTGCATTTGCACTAGGGACATCCCATTTAGTTGAAATTGGATATGGTGGAACCCTCAATACTTCCATTTAGGCAAAAGCCTCCGCCACTTCGTCTGGTGTTGCTAGACGAACGCCACGCTGCTTTAGCCAAAACTCTACATACTTGTTTGGAACAATGTTGTAACCAACATTAATTTTTCCAGGTCCATCTGCATATAGATTTCTTGTAGAGAAAATAGCAACCTTTTCTGGTGCAACATCTGTTGCTGTTGGTGCCTTTTCTACCTTCGGCTTGTTAGCCTTTGTGGTTGTTGAACCCATTACGCCATCCTCATTGAATCCCAATGTAGGAACGTCTTTTGTTGGTTCTGGTGTTACGATAACCTTATCTTCAGCCACTTCTGCTACTGGTTCTACAACTGCATCTACAGTTACTTCTTCAGTTACAGGGGTTGTTTCGGTTTCTTTGTTTTCAGCCATGATAAATCCTCCTTAGATTTATTTTAATTATACCAGATAAATGTAGAAAGGGGGTAGAGAAATTAATCCCTACCCCCAATCAAAGGATACACATTACAGATTACTCTGTAGTTGTGTCTGCGAATGCAACTGCATCCAGTTCTTCCCATGCGATACCGAAACGAACGAATACTGTATATTCTACAGTGTCCTTCTTTGGAACATAGAAACGGTTTACAGTGATATCTCTCTGGAAGCCCCAAATACGGTTCTGTGGGAATGTTAGGTCAACAAATCCTGCAGGGTAGTAAGGAACTTCAAGAACAGGTACACCTAGAACACGAGTTTGACGTGCACCACCGAAAGTCTGGTTTGCACCACCAAGGAACTCGCCACGACTGCCTTCGGTAGAACCGATGACGTTGTAGACAGTACCATTGTTCTTAACGATGTTAGCAAATGTGTCTGTACCAGCATAGAACTTTAGACCATTAGTAATGGCACGGTATCTACGAGGCATAGCAAGAATCAATGACTGCAACTTATCAGTTGTCCAGTCAGTGAAGCCTGTGTCAACAACTTCGTGAGCCTTTCCAAGGTTTGAACCAGAACCAGTGTTTGGACTAGTCTTTTCCAAGTTAATGAATCCATTCATAATGCTTAGGAATGAACCTGTTGAACCATCACCATTAATGGCTAGGTCTTCGATGTCATTACCGAAAGCATTAGTCATTAGACGAACTAGGTGGTCCTCTAGAGCAGCACCCTCGATGTTATCTTCGAGTGACTCTGCAGAAACTTCCCAGTCTAGACGAATCTTCTTGGTTGTTAGTTCTACCTTTGAGAAAGTAGCACCAGTGTTGGTGTAAGTTGAGACACCCTGGCTTGCAGCACGAATAACACGGTCTCCCACGTTAATCTTCTCAAGTTCCATTGTGTTTGCTCTCATTGTTACTCTGCGACCGTCCTGTGCAAGTGTGGTTGCGTCCCAAACATAATCGATAAATCGTTTTGCCTGTTCAGGGCGTAGGATACCAGTACCTGGGTAAGTTGGACTTGCAGTAGCAGATGGATTTACACCATTTGGTCCTGTGGTAACACCAAAGTTAGCGGTTGGGCTGTTGCTTAGGTATGTACCGTGTTCCGAGAAAGCACCAGTTCCGCTTGTAGGCTGACCTGTTGCTCCGAAAGCACCTTCAGCGTTAGGATAGTTGTTCACTGGACTAGCGGTTGAAGGCATATTTTTGATAATTTCTTCTGACATTTTATTTTTCACCTCCTAGTGATTTTATTTTAGTAAATCGGATGTTGTGAGGAAACTTCCGCCCCATACTGATTTTTCCACCAGTACTGGTTCCTGAACGACATCAAAGATGTCGCCAGACTTACGGAAAGCGGTGTCTGCTTCTACAGCATCGATACGCTTTCCAAGATTGTTAAAATCAGTTTCTGCATCTGTAACCTTTGAGGTAACAAATCCAACTGACTTCTTTAGTTCAGCAACTTCTGCAACTAGTGATGCATTTGCATCTGCTAGAGACTTTACAATTGCTGCAATGTCGCTAAAGGCTGTTGTAACAGTAGAGCCTAGTTCTGATACTGCCTTGGCAATAACTTCCTCTGAACCTGGGACTACTTCTTCTACAACTTCTTCTACATGTGTTGGTTCAACTACTGGAGTCTCTTCAACAACTTCTTCTGTAGCAGGAGCGTCAACTACAACTTCTGCCTCTGGAGCAACATCTACGATTTCATCATTTACGATTTCATCTGACATGTTATCATTCTCCTTTTTAATAGTCTTAGAAGTATTAATGCCTTTAGCACTATCTACTAAGAACTTTACCATGTTGATTTTGTCATCATCTGACTTTTCAACAAAACCTATGTTCTGCATTACGTTTCCATTTACTGGACTAATTGCAGTTTCATCTTCTGTGATTGTTACCAATCCTGATTCTTTATCCCAGAATACATTCTCTAGAATTGTTTCTGTACCCTCGCCAGTAATGGTGTCAATACCATCTACCTTCTCAACAGAAAGTATATTGGCAAACTGATTTGCTGGACTATCCACCAATGAAAGTTCAACCAAATCATAATCTTTGATAATGCGGATAGCAGCATCCATTTTCTCATCATATGCGTCATCCCATTTATTCATCTTACCGCCAATTGAGAAACCTGTGTAAGTTCCGTCAATGACTTTTTCCCATGCATCTTGTGCACCCTTAGAAATGTATGCTGATACATAAATACCCTGATAGAACTTCTTTGCTTCTGGGTCAAAATATTTATCTTCTTTAAATGCTACCATTTTGCCTACTGCTTTTGGTTGGTGCATTTCACGGATGTTACCACGGAATTTAGAGAAGGCGTTCAATGATGCTTCTGGGGTAACTATATCATTCTGCTTGTCAATGTTATCAAGCGTAGCAAATCCAGATACGATTCTGCGTTCTGTATCTACTTTGGTAAGGGGCATAGAGATACGGACATTATTTCCGTCAATGTCAAAATGTGCCTTCTGAATACTCATACTACTAATTATAGCCCCTTTTTATGAAAGTGTTATGTAATTGTTATTATACCACTTTTTTAAGAGGAGCGTCTCCCCTCGCCTTTAGGATTTCTACCTGCGGTGGTTGCAGTATTATCTGCTTGAGCCTGTTGACGTTCTCCATCACGAGTTCTATTTTGTGCATTGTTTGCATTAGCATCTGCAGCCTGTCTAGCAGTTGGCTGAATCATTGCATCACCGTCAGAACGTTCCGAAAGGTTAAGAATTTCACGAGCCTCGTTAGGAGCCATAATTTGGTTCTTAACATAATTAGTAAGAATCTGTGATTGAGCCAATTCATCAGTAAGAGTAAGTTCATTAAACTTAAGTTCTAGGACATCAGTCTTTTCACGAATAATCTTATTAAGAATCTTTTCTAGATTACGCTGTGCTGGTCTTGCAACCTGTTCCTTAAATGTACGGTCTTGTGATAGAGATGCTGCTAGTTGTGCTGAATCGCTGCCACCAAGTTTTGACAATGGAACTTGATGAGCAATAAGAATATCATCACGAACCTGTTTACGATACTGTGCAAATGAACCTTCTTGTGGCTCATTTTCAATAGGTTCCATTTTAAATTCAACTTTGTTAGTATCTGAGTCTCCTGGAAGTGGAATATACAAAGTTCTGTGAGACTGTCCTTTAAGACCTGTTTGCAAGAAACGGAATAGTTTATCTTCTGCATCCTGTGTAAGTTGTGCACCTTTTAGGGTAACAATATAGCGAGGAACAGCCTTGTTATTGAAATAGTCAATGTTATATTGTGAAGCAAGTTGGTCTCCAAGAATAGATGCCATAGCAGCCATTACATCTGGAACACCATAAAAAGTATTTAGTGGAGAGTATTCTTTTATATGAATAATCTCATTAGGTCTTGGGTCATCGGTAATGTAATTTACATTCTTTGCCCCAAAGTTACGGAAATAGACAACCTTGTTTGCAATCAACTGAACATAGCCATCACGAAGTCTACGAACACGCATAGTAGCAGCAGGAATATGACCAATATATCCAATTTCACCAGTTGTAGTTCTACCTATTTCAATATAGCCATTACCCATTGCATGAACATCTGTATAAACCTTTTCCATGATAGATGAAAAAGACTCATCTTGATTTAGACTTTCAATCCAATCACGAAGTTGAACTTTAAGTCTTTCGATACGTTTACGAGCACGGTCAATCTGTTCTGCTGATGCTGCTTCTAATTTTAAACTTGTTCTATCGGACACTACAAAATCATAGCCAAGACCAACAGTGTTCTCAACCTTAGCATCAATAGCAGCATGGTTAGCAAAAGAGGTATCATAATAACTAGCAAGTTCATATGGGTTATATGGTGGGGTAATGACATCAAATAGTCCATAAGCATTACGGAATACAACACCTGGATTAATAGCATTAGACCTTGCTCCATTAATACCCATTTGAATTGCACCAGCAGATTCTAGATATGCATCATCTCCTAGAGCCTTAGACATTCTAGTGCTTCTACGTTTAAAATTAGTATTCATACCAGAATAGTTTTTGATTTCATCCCAAGACTTAGCAAATAGGTCCATACTAGCAAATTCATTTACTGAAAGTTTTGCTTCATCTAAACGAGCAGGGGTATCTGCATTTTCATAAAAACTCATTAATCATCACGCCCATATAGGTCTAATGTCTTCTTAGCATCTACAAGTGCACCAAGGTCTGTTTCAGAAGGAATATATCCCTGTGCCATACGGTCAATCTGTTCACTATATTCTTCATCTGATACCTTGCGAACATTTGCATAAAACAATGGTCTACCATCTGGAAAGCCTAACCATCTTGCTTCATTACGAAGTAATTCAACTCTTGATTCATCACCACGCATAGAGTCAATGCTTAAGGCATTTCCATGGTCATCTGTTAAGACTTTGCCAGAACGTAGTTGCCAAACATAGATTCCATAATCCGAAAATGGTTCTTCTACGACAGAAATTTTTGTTTTGCCAATTTGGTTGGGCATGACTTGACCAATATCTTTGTTAGTGTCTATATTCATAACCACTAGTATACCATATTATAGAGCAGGATATGTATATTTGTTAGAAATGTATTCAGAATATATGGTTATTGAATTATCATAAACTAGGGTTTTACTATCTCTGCTATATGTGCCAGGATAAAGAATGTTAGTTCCTGTATAAATATTATATAAAAGAGTAGCATCCATTGGCTGCTGTGTTGGGTCTTGCATTATTAATAAGTCTACCCAATATGATGGTGTCCAAGAATTCCAGGTATATAGAGTACTTCCAGTATTTGGATTTAAAACATTTGACCAAGTTCTATCAATTTGACTATTTAAATAATCTAGATTCTTAAAACCATAAAAAGATATATTATCTAAGGCTATTGGACCTGTTATGTTAAATTGACCAATAAAATTATCAAAAATTAATGCTTTAGAAAAAACAATTGTAATTAATGTCCATGTATTTGTATAGATTATTGGAGTTGCCGAATAATCACCATTTATATAAACTTTGACATTTTCATCTACTCCACCAAGCGTATTAGTTAATTTTATAACCCTATTTGTATTATTTGAACCAGAAAGGTATGCTGTTGTTGTTGTATCTTTTGAAACAATATTAAAAATTTCTGTATCTCCAGTAAACTGAAATGCTTCTGTATTTGATGAATCTGGGTCAATAGTTGCATCATAATAAACAAACATATTTATAGAATTTAGTTTAGAATATGTCATTTGTTTTTCATTTAATGGTATTCTAATACCACGTTTTATATTAGAGTCTGTCCTATTAAAACCAACCAATCTTATTCCAGACAATCTTTCCAGGTTTAGATATGGACTGTCTATCTTTTCTATAATAAAAGGATTGTACAAATCATAGTCATATGTTGAATTTGATGTATTATATGTATAAGGAATTATATCATTTGAATACTTAGTTCCAACTGGATTTGTAATGGTATCATTTAATGCTTGTGATGCTAACTCTAATGTTTTAATAGAAACTGTATTATTGAAAGTATCAGAAACATATATTTCAACATGAGTTACTATTTTTAATGTAGAAATATCTTGTGATGGTGGCAGATAAATAATCATACCATCAACAACCTCATATTTTGTTGTTGCCCATGATGAATCTGGTTCAACTACCCTGTCTAATCTTGGAAGTTTTGTTGTTGTAAAATATGAATCAGTTTTATATGTTTCTGATATTGGTTCAAAGGTTATATATGTTTTTACATTTGAGTTTGTTGTGTCAAAATATTTAATTCCAGATATTGCTGTTGTATTATATACTGGTGCATCATAATCAACATTAAATTGAATAAAATCCAGGGTATAAACTGTTGTAGAGTTTTTAGTTACATTTTTAGCAAAATGAATTAGTGGTGTTTGGTCTTTCCAATATCCAGATGACCCTACAGTAAAATAATTTTCTGTAGAATATGATGAATTATAGTTATGTGAAACATTATAAGTTTTCTTTAGTGTTACAATATCTAGTTCATAACTTGCTAGTAATGTATTGGCTACATATTCTGATGTTCCAGATGTATTTGCATTTGCTGGATAATAAAAAGTTCCATCTGCCCTAACCAATGTAGAACGCTTATCTAGTGCTGATTGTGTGAAAAATTTTAGAGATTGAATGTCAACATCTGGTGTTGTATTTCCAAGTGTGATATCATTATCTCCAAATGCAAACAATGTTAAATCATTTAAATTATTAAAAAAGTTAAGAATGTCATTACCATAACTTTTTGAAAACTTTTCAATATCAATTCCTATTAGCCATTGAGATGTTCCAGAATTTGTATACTCTGAGTCAGTTTTTGTTACCAATGTTGTTTCTAAATTAGAATTATATTTAAATTTATAACTAATGTTTGTATCTGAACCATTATACTGCATAGTTATTTTAAAATAATTTTTATCAAATTTATTTATAATTTTAAAAATAGTTTTTTCGGTAGTTGAAGGTGTTCCAGCATAAGTAACGTGAGTATAAAAACCTTTTAGTTTTTCATTAAATAAATCCATATTTTCAAATTCTATATTTGAATTAACTGTTGAAAAAGTAGAATATTTTAAATTCCAGTTATTTGAACCAAGAACGGTTAGATAGTCTTTTAAAGTTTTTATTGTTTCAGTTGATGTGTCATAAAAATTAAAATCTGGAAGACTGTATTCTTTATTTGAAATAGAATATTGTGATAAAACTAAATTATCTGATATACCATGTTTCCATTCTGCATTATTTGGATAATTTAAATTGTTTGAATATTTTGCACTTGAAAAGTCTATAGATATGGTTTTGCTTCCATATTCTTTATTTATTTTTTCTGGAACAGAAACTGCTTGACCATAAGCATAATGAACTTTATTTTGATATGCTGACAAAATATATGGATATATTGCAGGACAATCAAAAATTGCATTTTGAAAAGATAAAAACTTTCTTGATGCTGCAACTGAAGTTAGCATGGAAATATCAGATTCTTCTAGGATTAGTTTAATAACTTCTTCTCCATTCAGGAATAGTGAGCATGAATTACTTGAATAAGTTATTTGTATCAGCATTGGTTTATTTATTTGTTTAATAAAAGCAATGTCTTTTTTGTTTCCAATCTTTAAAATTAATGAAGTATTGTTGTAATATAAACCGTTTCCATCATCGGTTCCGTCAGTTGTATTAAAAGTACCAATCAATTTATATTTATCTAAACTATTAGTTCTTTTTATTTTTACCCAAGTTTCTATGGTATATTGACTATACTTTCCAGCATCACTAAACATTCCAAATGATGGCAATAAAAAAGAACCATACTTTGCATCATTTGAACCATATGCTAATGGTAACCTAGACTCCAACATTCCTTTAGAAAAAACATATCCTGGAAATGCTTCTGTGTTATAAGGTGTAAGTTGATATGCCCATTGCTTTTCAACAACGTTTCCATTTGTCGTTATACTTCCAGTAGTTGAATTTTCAATTGTAAACTGATTTAATGCTGGTATTGCTGTAATACGATAGAATCCACGATATCCTGTTGGGACTACTGCACTTATATAAACAAAACTATTTAATATAAAATTATGATTTGTAGATGTTGTAAATGTTCTAGATGTTCCGCTTGCAGATACGGATGATATAGTAAATGATGTGTTTGAAAAATATGATGACATATCTGTAAATGGACCAGTGCTCAAAAAGTCTTCATCCAATGTCCATGCAGCAATTGGATGTTCTTTTAAAATTTTATCCATATAAAGATTTGTTTTAGTAGTCATATGTATAATTCTACCACATAAGAAAATACCCTGCCAAGTTAATGACAGGGTATCTTACTTATTTAGTTTTTATCTGGAATTTTGATTTCACAGTAATCGGTGGTACAGTAGGCTTCGCCTTGTGCTTCCAGATTGTCTACCCCATCATAGATAGCAGAGAAATCAATCTTAGCCAATCTACCGATGTAGTAGTCATAGTCATCTTCTGAAATCTCTGTATATGGCTGTTGTGGATAGACATCATTGCCCATTGACAAGAATGATACCGCCTTCAACTGACCTTCATACATATTTAGAACAGAAGTGATATGTTGTGTTTCCTTTTCCTTGTCAAATGATAAGGTTACAGAAACTCCGTTGTCAGACCAATACTTTTGAGCAGTAGCAGCAAGGGCTGTTTTCTCAAATAGAGTAACATCCTTTTCTGCTCTCTTGTGTCCAGATGCAATTGGAAAATAGACTACGGAAGTATTTGCTGATACTAGGTCTGCTTCAATCTTATACCCTGCTGCCTTGAACAAATGAAGCATTGGGTCTTGGTTACTAAAACGGATTGCTCTTAGATAGAACTTTCCGCCTGGACCCCAGTGAACACCAGGGGTAGCACCAGAAAGAATTGACACAGAACCAGATGGCTTAACAGTAGTTACACGAATTGATTCACGAACACATAGCCATTCTGAATACTTGTTGTCATAGTAGCGAATCTTGTTATAGCCTTCATCCATCCAATTACGGACAGTTGGAAGACCATGCTCATCAGCAAATGATGCGATACCAGTTAGAGATGTTCCGATTCTACGGTTTCTCTGCATGATACCGTTGGTCTGTTGCCAGTGTGTAGGAAGAAGTGTTACAGTCTTTCCATACAGATAAGCAAACTTCAATGTACGCAAGAAGTCTTCCTTTGAATCGTGACGATTTAGGTGAACTTCTACAAGTGTACATAGTTCGTATGATTCTAATGGCTGTTCTGCACATGGATTGAATCCCATAACACGGAAATCCTTTCCATCTGGAGCATCAGCCAAGCGACCATAGTTTCTAGCAACGTCTAGCCAGATAAATCCTGGCTCACCATTGTCAGCAATTCGGTGAACATACTTTGAGTAATCCATGCCAACAGTTGCAGAAACTGAGTTGTTTGACATCCAAGCCCATCCTGGATTCTCTGGGTCGTAAGAGTTACGCTCAGGGAATACTTCTGGATTCTTTAGGTTTAGGAAGTCATTGTCTCCTTCTGCACCCAAAGCAAGGGTAGCAGAACGTCTGACGTTACCAGATACCACACAAGTACCAATAAGGTTAACCAAGTCAACAATGGCACGAGCATCTAGTGTTTCTCCTGCTCTAGAACCTAAAACATGAGAAATTCTTTCATGTAGTTTGATTAGTGGTCCAGGACCAGATGCGACACCACCAAATCCCTTGATTGGTGCACCTTCTGGACGAACTTCTGAATAGTCAAACTTTTGAATATTTTGATTTGAACGAAGATATGAGTTGATTAGCAATCGAGTTGCTTCTACCCATCCTTCACGAGTATCAGGAATAACATATGTTACTTCTGGTTCTGTTGGTGCATAGATAGCAAAGTTTTTATCTTTGCCAAGGGTATCAAAACCAACTCCAATACCTAGCATAAGTGCATCCATTACCCATGCAAATAGGGCACCTGGGTCATTCTTATCTAAGTCTTTTGTAGATACCATCGCACAATTCTGCAAAGCAGCAGAGTTACGCTTCTCCATTGTGAGTGGTGTTCCGAATGTCCACATTCCACGACCTGGAGGTGTCCATTTTAGATTGAACATCCTATCAAATGCTTCTTGTGCTGACTTCTGTGCCTTATAGTCATTCCAAGGGAGACGATTCTCCTTTGCATGGTTTTTCTGGACAGAATACATACCTTCAATAACTCTGCGTACAACTTCGTACCAGCGTTCTTTGGTTCCGTCTTCTTTGACTCGTGAGTAGGTGCGAACAAAGGTAATTTCACCTAGTGCGTTGCCACCTGCATCCACGAATCCAAAGGGAGATTCCAACGTTTTATACTTTTCGACAAAATCTGTTGGTAGGGTAAAAGAAAAAAATTCCGACATAGTGTTTCCACCTTTCCATAACTGTGATGTATAAAGTATACCACAGTTTTAAGAAAAGTCAAACACTGCTAACTTATTCTATATGTTATCCAAGTATTTGTAGTAGTTCTACGAGAACTAAATCTAGCGGACGTACCAAAAGTAACAGTCGTATTTCCAACATATGTATGACCTGTTCCAGCAGCCATGGTCACAGAACCAGAAGCACCAGTGTTAATCAAAGACCATTGAAATGCTATATCTGTATAGACATTGTGAATATTTGTATCCATTAATGTTCCAGTTGGAAGTGTAAGTGTACCAGTAGTTGCACTAGTTACTACAATAAAAGTAAGCAAATCTGTATATGTAAGAGTTCTAGCAGTTGCTATAGTTGTTGGTGGAGAAGGTTGCTGAAAAAATGTTTTTCCAAATAACAAATTATGTGAAAGTGAAATAGTATTAGTTCCTATACGCACTGAAGTGCTTGTAGCATTATTAGTTCCTAGATAAATAGTAGTTTGATAAACAGAACTTCCAGATATATTAGAACCAAGGGTCAAATTGTTTCCGTTCTTTGTACCACCAGAATGAATTGTTGTGTTTGTTGCGTTTGAACTGTTAGCAACATAAACGTTTGCTGCATAATTATTGCCTAAATATACTGAGCCAGAACCTGTAGAATTTGTAGCATCTAAATAAAGATTATTTGCATATGTTGTTCCAATATTTATATCTCCAGGAGTAAGAGCAGATGCAGTACCTAAATCATTTACATATCCTACGTTAATATTTACGTTACCAGATTTAACTGTGCCTGTTATGTTTCCAGTTGCACTAACATCTGCAGATTTAATATTAAGATTTCCACCTGTAATATTATCTGCTCCATTAGATGTGCTGTTTGCTCCACCAGCAGAAAGGGTTATAGAAGTTCCAGTTACTGTTGCACTACCAGATACTATTGTTCCAGTAATACCTGTAATAGATGTACCAGCACCAGTAAATCCAGAACCACCACCAGAAACGGTAGTCCAAATAGGTGTTGCACCTGTGCCTTGTGAAGTTAAAACTTGTCCAGAAGTTCCTGCCGATGTAGAAAGAGTAAGTTCACCATCAATATTTATTTTAGATAATGTTGGTAACTGTATTCCAGATAATTGTTTTTTTGCCATATATAGATTATACCAGACTATCCAATTAGGACAATACGGTAAGTTCCTGCAGAAACAGTTGTAGATGCATTCCAAGTAATAGTTACATCTCCAGTTGGAGCAGAAGAACCTGCAGTCTGGTCAACCTTAAAGTCTGCATCAACCAATAGACCACTAGAAACCTCATACATTTGAACTAGAATTCCTGGGGTATTTCCAAGCAAGTGTGTTGTTGCTGGAATAGACCATGTTGCAGTTCCAGATGATGGAGTAATAGATGCATTAGTTGCAGTATATTTTTTCAATCCAGTAACAGCGGCTACTGCTGTTGTTACGAATGCTGTAGTGGCAATCTGAGTTGTATTAGTTCCAGCAGTTGCTGTTGGAGCAGTTGGGGTACCAGTCAAAGCAGGTGATGCAAGAGGTGCAGCATCAGTAATTCCATAACCAGATAGTGTAGTTGGTGTGGAAGAAATCTTTGACCATGTAAGACTTGTAATCCATGATGGGTTTGCATATGTACCAGTAGTGTAAACACCGTTTGTAACAGTTCCTGCGTTACCTGAAACAGAACCAGTAATTGTATTAGTTACAGTTAGGTTTGTTAGTGTTCCAACGCTAGTAAGTGAAGAGTTTACTACACCAGAACCAAGAGTTGTTGCATTAAGAACAGTTGTTCCAGCAATCTTAAATACCTTGCCAGTTAGAAGGTTTAGGTCTTCTGATGATGTCCATGCACTAGTTGCATTAACCCAGTTAAAAGTTTTGTCAGTTGTACCCTTTAGAGTAATACCTCCACCATCAGCAGTTGTATTATCTGGTGATGTTATAGAACCAAGTTCAAGGTTTTTGTCATCAACTGTAATGGTTGTTGAATTAACTGTAGTTGTTGTGCCATTAACAGTAAGGTTTCCTCCAACTGTTACATCTCCAGATGTTGTAAGACTTGTTAGAGTTCCAACGCTTGTCAAAGAGGATGCTGTTACCCCTGAATTTAGGGTAGAGCCAGTAAGAGTACCTGCAGCAGCAGTAACAGTGATATCGGCAGAGCCGTTGAAGGAGACACCATTAATATTTCTAGCAGTTGCAAGAGTAGTTGCGGTAGATGCATTTCCTGTAAGGGCACCTACAAAAGTTGTTGAGGTTACTGAAGAAAGACCTGCAATTGTTGTTGCAGATGAACCAATAGTAATAGCAGTTGTTCCAACTGTTACAGTATCAGCGGTAGTGGCTACGTTGAGGGTAGCAGAACCATTACCAAATACCAATCTACCACCTGAGTAGTATAAAGCACCTGCAGTTGTTCCTGCACCATGTGTGCTATTTAGCACTGGGTTTAACAATAGATTACTATTTAAATCTATGTTGGTTAAAAACTTTCTTGACATTTCTTATTCTCCTTCTAAGACAAGTACGCATATCCTATATAAGGTGATGAAAGTGTCACAGTAATTTGATTATTACTGATATATGCAATATCGCCTTCTAGTATATTACCATTATAATCTGTTATTACAACATTTGGCTTAAAAGACAGGTTATGTGTAATAGTCCATACGGAAAGACTTGCATTTTGTGTATGGGTATAAGAAATGGTTTGGGGGTCAACTTTTGTATAGCCAAGATTGTTCCAATGAGTGATACCATCACCAATTTTAATTTTATTGGTATCGGTTTCTACTCCAATCTCACCAGCAAGCAGAAGAGGGTTTGTGGAAGTCCAACGACTTGCAGTTCCCCTTTTCTGTTGCATAGTTGTAGACATGTTACTCGATTACTTCACTTTCAGTTAATGAATTTAGTTCAATCTTATATTCATCAATTAGTTGTTCTAGAACATTTAGATTATTATTGATTTCTGTTAGTGCTTGTTCGTTTGGATTTTCCTGATTGTTCAAAACTCTCAGATTAACTGTTAGTTGAAAAGCCTCAATAGCAAGTTGCTGAAGACGCTGAGTTACTACCGTTTTTCTTTCTTCAACGGTAAGTAATGTATTAAAATCAATAGACATGATTTGCCACCTTTCAATGTGATAAATAAATTATAGCATAAAACATAGACATTTAGGTTAATGAGTGGTATAATTGATATGAACACCCTTCAAAAAGGTGTTTTTCCATTAAGGAGGAAAATATGAATAATTTAAAAATCAAAAGATTACTCGCCACAGGAATTTTAAGTTTGACTCTGACTGGTTGTGTTACCCCTCAAGCCAGTGCTGCTGAAATGCCTAATAACAATGTTGTTACAAAGCAACATAATTTTACAATTGATTTAGTTCACACTGCTAAATTAAATAATAATACCTATAAAATGAAACAAACCCTGATGAAAATATTTCATCGTGTAAATAAAACTCCGTATGTTTTTAGTGGTTCTACGCCCTATGGTTGGGATTGTTCTGGAATGGTTGTTTGGATGTATAAACAATTTGGGATTGAACTTCCACATTCCGCCAACAAACAAGCACATATGGGCAAAAGAGTTTCTAATCCAAAACTTGGAGACATAGTTGTATTTGCATATAATGGTTCTACTAATTTTTATCATTCTGGTATTTACATTGGTAAAGGTAAAATAGTAAATTCTAATGTTTACTATGGAACTACAGTTATTGAGCCATTAAGCGATTATAAAAATAGTCAAATAAGATTTGTAAGAATTGTTCCTACTATTTAGAATTATGCTCCAGCCATTACATACCAGTTAGTTCCATCAGCAACTAGTGTTGCAAAAGAGCCTACAGTTGCGGAACATATTAATGTTCCAAATGATTGTGTTCCAGTTCTAGGCATTACTACTGATGCTGATGCTACAACCTGAAATGCTGCTGATTTGTTTACAAAATTAAGAGTCCTACCAGCAGTTGCTGTTGGTAGAGTAACTGTTACAGTTGCTGATGAACCTGTAATATGATAATTTTTTTCACCAGCGGCAACAGTAAATGATGCTGATTTTTGCATTACAGAGTCACCAGAGTTAATTACAGTTCCGTTGATTGTAGTAGTTCCTGTGCTTGTTCCAATAGTAATTGTTTTTGCTCCTGCTGCAGATGAAGCAATATTAACAGTACCAGATGTCAAAGCACCGCCAATAGAAATTGTTCCAGTTGTCAAACCAGTATTAAATAGGGCAGCAGTACCAGTAGTTGTTAAAGATGTATTTATTGTGTCTATTGTTGGTGTGGTGATTGTTGGGGAAGAACTTGTAATAATAGTTCCAGATGAAGGTAATGTTGCACCATTTATAGATGTTACACCTGGTAGTGATGTAATTGTTCCAGTGCCAGCGTTGATAGCAATAGGTTGTGTGCCTAAATAAAATGTTTGACCTGTAAGAGCAACTGTTCCTGCAAGGTCTGGAAATACAATAGTTTTTGCGGTAGTAAAAGCAGTTTGAAGAATGCCAGTTATACCAGTTGTTCCATTTACATCTATGTTTAATCTTTTTGTATTATCTAATGCATCAACAAAATATGTAGTTGAATCAGACAAGGACTTATTTGTAAGAATATCTGTAGTTGCTTTTCCAATAAGAGTATCTGTTGCTGCTGGTAAAGTGATTGCAAATGATGAAGCACTTGATGCTGGAGTTAGGGTAAAGGTTCCACCGCCACCACTAGGCATAGCAATGCTAGAGATTCCAGTTATACCTTGACTTACAGATGAAAGTTGAGCAGCAGTAGTTCCAATATAGTAAGTTCCTACACCAATAAATTGTGTAAATGTTACGTTATCTGTTCCAATTTTAATTGCTCCAGATGGTCCAGTTCCAGTTGCCCCAGAGGTAGTAAGAATCCATGCTTTGTTAGCATTCGTATCTCCATCAGTTACATATAGGAAATCACCTTCTGCCATTTCACCAGCAATAGAGTTGTTTGAATCTTCTGTACGAGTAAGAATACCTGCTACACCAGATGCTGGGGCTGTAGATACATAATAGATACCATTTGCTTTTGAGTTAACACCAGAATCTGCAGTAACACCATTTTTTACAAGAACACGGTCATTTAGAGCAAGGGAAATAGTAGCAGAATCAATATTTTGAGTTCCAGTTGAGGTAAAAGTAATAGTTGCACCAATACCAGTTCCACCAGAAGCATCGGTAGTACCAGCAGCATATGTAGCAGCAAGGGTTGTAGTAGTTGCAAATTTAGCATTTTCGTGAACATTCACACCAGATTGAACTGCACTAATTTGACTTTGAAGTTTTGTAAGCATACCATAAATACCATCAGTAATTGACGCTGTCTTACTAGAACCATAGTAAAGGTAATTTATTGTATCTTGAATATTAGCGGTATCTGTAAGTGCCGAAATATACGGAGCACCTGTTACACCAGAAATTGTTGGGTATGATAATGCAGTAGCCATATCCTAATTATAGCACGTCTTCCTTTGTAAATAAATCAAAACTTGATGCTGTCATAGAATTGATATTTAGATAAAGTTTATTTTTCCTATTCTTAAACTTCATATTATGATTAGAAACATATAGCATATTTTTGGCAAGGAATCCCCAAACATATTCTTTATATTCATAATCAAGAACTCTAGATGTTATCCTTAGTGCTAAATTACAGTATTTCCTGGTTTTTCTATATTTGTTTTTTATAAAATTAAGCATAGCAATATCTACAAGAAATTCTCTTTCATCTGGAGAATGTTTGCTTGCCTTATATATATATTTTTTATTAGAAGTACAAATAAATAAATTCTTATATTGTCTTGATTTTTCTATTTCTGCCAAGTCATTTTTAAATTTATCTAAATATTCCAGTATTGTTTTTTTAGCCTCTTTTTTATCGCTTGCCATCAATGCTGCAATTTTATAAATCCAATATCGCTTATTATCTTTTTCTTCTTCAAAAGCATCAAAAATCATATCTGAATATCTGTCTGTATTTTCATGCTGATTTGAGTAATGATGTATCTCAAAATTTTGTATAAAACCTTCTTTGTGATTTTTATTTCTATCTGGAAAAACAAGTTCGTGAACAAGATATTTCCATCGATAACCATGCCTTGCATGAACTTTATTTAACAAATATACAACTTGTGGTTGTGTTCTAGATTGAGGGTCTCTCCAAGACCAAATATATTTATATTGAAGTTGTGTAAAACTTGGGTCAATAGATTCTAGGTCTTTTCTCCATCCTTCAGACAATCTCTCATCAAGGTCAAGTGATATGCACATGTCAATATCATCGGGTAGCAAGGCAAGGGCAGCATTACGAGCATCATCAAATCTCCAAGGTTTGACAGAGATATCAACTACCTTGATGCCAAGTTTCTTAGCAATACGCTTAGTTTTATCTGTAGAGCCAGTATCAGCAATTAGTAGATAGTCTGCATCTTTAGCAGAATCATACCATTCCTGGACATTATCTTCTTCATTAAGTGCAATTGTATAAACTGCAATTTTCATACCTAAATCCTTTATTCGATATCTATTATAGCATTAGCCTACGTTAAATACAGTCAAGTTTACACTTGGTGATACTGGTCTTACTGGGTTTGTTGCAGCAGCGGTAGTAAGTAATGACATACCTGCAGCACCAGACCACCAATAAAATTGAATGTAGTCTCCAGCATTTACCTGAATAATGTTTTCTACGTTAGCAAGAACTTGAGAGTTCTGACTTCCAGTATTTGTAAATGTATATGCAGAATTTGCCACTGCTTGCCCATTCTTAGTCCACCAAACTGTAATATTATAGTTTGATGCACCGCCAACAAAAGTAAATTGACCAAGAAAATTTACTAGATAGCGACCTGCATTAGCAAAAGTTAATTGTGAACCATTGACAAGAGATACTCCATTAGATGTTCCAGTAGAATTTACCGTTACTAAATTTGCAGATGTTGTTCCTGCAGATGCTTGATTTGTAGTATCGTAAAAATAACCACAATAAAGATTTTGAGCAGGACCAGTCGCACCTGTTGCACCAATAGGTCCAGGCATTGCTACTAGTTTAATAACTGTTGCCATTAAAAATCAACTCTTTTCATAAAACTATTATACATCAAATAGCACCAGCATCTATCTTTTCTATAGTAAGAGTATTTGTGTTTTGGTCATAAGCAAGACCGCTACCAACTGTAAGGTTTCCCAAAGCACCTGCTGGTCCCTGGATTCCTTGAATTCCTTGAATACCCTGGATTCCTTGAGGTCCTTGGCTACCTGTGTCACCCTTTGCTCCAGGCATTGGAATAAGTTTGATTGTAGGAGTAAATCCTTGATTAATAATTTTAACAATTACTTCATTTGTATTATTAGGAACTTCTTGTCCTAAGATTGCTGGCGAATAAAAATTATTCATTATTAATTTATGCTAACATCAGCAAGGGCAGTAATTTTACCGATAACTGGTGTCCATACTTCAGAGTTAATGGTTACTTGCAAGTCAAAAGATAATTCTGTTACAATATTTGACTGACCAGTTCCCCATGTTTTAGTTAAACTTGATGGTGCAGTAATATCAACATATCCAGTTCCAGCAGTAACTGTTAATGTATCAAAACCACCATCTTTTAGGTCGTAGGCAGAACTTCTAAATGTCCAAGTGGAGATGTCATAATATGTCTCTCCGTCTGTTTGATAAAATTCAATACGAATTCGGGCGGTATCACCACGAACAACTCTCCACTGCACAAAAGCAGGGTCAGCACCAAAGTTATCAGGAATTGTATTGTTCATAGAATTATTATACACCACAAATAGAAAACCAGTGCCTAAAGTGGGTATGAGAGAGAGTATTCAGGCACTGGCTCTATGGTAAATTATACCATTTTAAGGGTTTCTGTGTTTTGGTTTGACAAATATTAAAAAGTATGATACCCTCTTATCTATAGAGATAAGCCCTATATATTATATATATTATATATTTATATATAGTATAGTTTATATATTATATATTAATAATCAAAGTTCGTTTTTTTCTGATTTTTTATTTTTGTTAGTCTTGACACCTTCGTTTATAAGAACGTTATAAAGGTTATCGATTTTATCTTCTAATCTATGTGATTTTTCTTCTAATCTTGATACCTGGTCTTTTAATGATGACCCATGATTAGGTTTAAGTTCTGAAAGTTCTCCTTTAAGTTCGTTTGATAGGTTTTTAATTTCGGCACAAATAAACCAGCGAATACCACCTACAAGAATTGCGACAATAGATAATCCACTAAGGATAAGTCCAGTCCAATCGGTTATTGACATAATAGTATTATTATACATGATGTTTTGAGTGTTTTGAGTTTTTTGAAACGGTGAAAATAAGAAACACCAAACCCATGTATTCCACAATAGGCAAGACACTTGCCAAATAGGTCTAAAAAGGGTTTAAATGCCCCATAGAAGCCATTTGCCCACATAACCCCACATATATGCTATACTTGTATTCTACCGAAAGAGAGAGCGATATGGACAAAATACCATATGTCAAACAATACGAATCAAAAGAATATCTTGAAGCATGCATAGCAGCCAAGATGACATCAAAAGATATAGCCAATCAGAGTAAAGTGTCGTATAAACTTATTAACGCTTGGCTGATAGAGCATGGATTGCTTCGCAATACCCCAGACGTTAGGCTACCATAATGGAA